GCAGCTACGGCATCTCCAAGCCACCTAGCAGCGTGCACTGGGACTGCCTTTCCCCATACCGCCTGCATTGCTGAATAGCTTTTTGCACCTTCGATATCCCAGTCATCTGGCAGTCCTTGCATACGAGCACATTCACGATGAGTAAGAAGACGTGGCTCAGTTGGATGTACAACATGATCTAGCGCAGAGCCTGTAATAACGTTACACCAGTGATCTTCCTTCCAACGATAAGGTTGTGAAAAACCAAGCTTGTAGTTCTTACGAACTACGCGTGCAGATATATCAATCCACTTCTGAGGAAACTTACCATCGTTTAATTCAACGGCCTTCTTTATAGCTCCTCCAAGATCTCCATTTCCTGGCCAGCCTTCGTTTCCAATGATGTCAAAAACTTCTTGAATTCTTTGTGAGTGAATAGTATTCTTACCAATGTGCCCGTTTACCTTGCCATTTTGCGAGCGCAGGTATTTAGTAAACTTAGAGTGCTTCTCAATGTATTTTTGTTCTTCCCATTGTTGTGGAAGATTAGCAAGATCTCCGATGATGTCCATGATCTTGGGAAACTCTTTTGGCTCAGTCACTTGTGCACCAAACTTTAGTCCTTTACGCACCGCGACCCAGAAGTAGCGCGGGCGATACGAGAATCCACCAAGTTGAAGGTTGTTTTGTTTTACGTGGTATAAATCGTATTTCTTACCAGAGATGTCCTCAACCATAAGACGATACTTGTTCATTACGTCTCGCCCTTGCGTGTAGGCTTGTTGAACGCACTCAAACACGATTAGCTTTGGCGCAACGCGTCCAGCATATTTCATAAATGCGCGTGTGTGCTCGTGCGCTGCAGAATCGGGACCGCGATTAGCAGGACCAGACCATACCGACCAGCCAGAGCAAGGAGGGCAACCTACGACTACGTCAGCCTTTTGTACCGGCCACTCGTTAGGGTCATCTGAGAAAAAAGTATTCCACTTATTGCCTAGATGATGACGATTTACTTCTGCAACTGCATTTCCAAAGTTAAGTGTCCCCGTGCGACTTGTCATCTGCATTCCAGCCTGCACAAAACCAAGACTCATGAATCCTGCAAGGCCATTGCAGTCAATAAACGTCGGCTCAGTCATAGGTACCTTCCATATTTAGCCACGGAAGTACTCTATACTGGCTTTTAGTTTTTAGGTTGCTCTAGGGGAGCAGTTTCTGCACTATTTTTTGCTTCTAGCTGTCCTACCTCATACCCACAGCCAGCGTAGCCTGCAACATCAATCCAGGTGTCAGGTTGAAAACCAGATTTTGAAGCGTAGCGAGCAATTTTAAGCCCAACCATCATCATCGCAACATCCTCACGAGTAATCTTAGTATGTAAGATTACTTCCCAGATCTTTGCGATACGTTCAAAGTTTTCTTCAGGCCCACCATATTGAACGTCACGCTCACCTGCAATTATGCGAGCTGCCTCACGAAGCGCCTCTACGCGAGGCTTACTTTCCTGTGTCATTTCTTTATCCTAACTGCTACCTTTGCGGTATACGGTTTTTCTGATAACTCACCAAATACCTTAAGCTCTACGTCAGCGTACTCTGTGAGGTCTGCTTCTTTATCCAGGCTAAGATACTTTCTAATATGCTGTTCAGCTTCTTTCTTGATGTCCTCGTGATTATCTCCATCAACGTTGAACTCTAGGCTAGTTCTCATTACTTAATCCGTCTTTCTAGTTTGTATGGTGAGTAATGAACTCCGTCAAGAAAAGGTTTCTTGTCGTCGTTTGAGCGAATAATAACATCACCATGGCGTATGGCAACAACAATTCCTGCGCGCCCGTTGTGCATGGCTCCTGTTGAATCGCTAAATGCGTCATTCATAACGCGAACATGTTCTCCAACCTTAAGAAAACCTGGTTGAACTGGTATCCATACCTCGTCCTTGGCAGGACCAACAAGTGCATGATTTAATGCAAGTTTACTAAATACCTCAACCGCAGCCTTGGCGTGATCCGGCTTAAGCTCTAGTTCCTTCCATGTTTCAAGTAGCTTGAGAACAGACTTGCCAACAACAACACGAACCTTTGCTTCTGCAAATTGTTCCTTTGCCCATTCTTCATTTATCTCCGGCACTTGTGCCTCCTTTACTAGGGCACCCATCTTCTCTACAACTTTGTACATCAAAGTCGTCTAGCGCTCGAGTGCATTGTGTGCATTTAACGCCTTCTGCACGAACTTTGTATCCGTTAAGCTGGCGCTGCTTATTTTTTTCCATCTTTTCAAGGTAGTACTTGTTCAATTGCTCATCTGTTCCTCCGGCCGCAACGATGATGTTTGCGACAAAGTGTAGAACGTCAACCGCCTCCTTGACAATCTCTTCACGATCTGCGTATGGCTTGTCGTGTTGCCAAGGCTTCCATGAGATTGCCTGACGCATCTCCGCGAGTTCGTCGTCAATAGCAAGCATGTTCCAGCGCATGTACTCAACAAGACGGCGAATGTTTGCGTCCTTGTCGCCTTCCATCTCTTCATAGTTAATGAAGTAAACATTTTTTTGAAGATCTTTTGTTTTAGCAAGCCATCTATCAAACAGCATGTACCTCTCCCTTTATGTTAAGTGTTTCCTGTAATGTGTTTAGTGCCTCTATCTTACTTGGTGAGTGAGCAAGATAGGCATCTGTCTGAGTTTTAGACAAGTTGTATCTGTCCTGCGGGCTCATATCCTCAATTGTAGACGCGAGGTATCTCCAAGAGTTTCCTATCTTAGAGGTGTGCGTCCATAGTGAGGAAATCGGTGTTGCGGTATTCATCGCTTGAATATAACGATATGTCCACCACGTCACATCCTTATGTGGACTTATAAGAGCGCCAATTGACTGCGCAATTTGTTCCTCCACCTGTGTATCAGTCCAGCCTTTATTCCACTTCATTGGCATTGCTGGATAATTTAACGTTGAAAGTTTTTTCTTTGTCCACGTAGAGTCTGGATCATCTGCTACCCAGCGCGCAGTTCTATCTGTAGCTCCCTGCGTGTTTCTTTTAATTATGTATGAGTCAAGATTAACACCGGTAAGAAGACTAGCAGCACCGTCTGGCAGCTGTTTGATAAGATCAGTTTCATTGCTCCAAGGAAGATGTGGGTATATCGTTGTTGGCCAGGTTTCATTCAAAAGAAAATCAACAACTGCAAGCATCTCATTTGACCTTGCAACCGCAAGATTGTACCCCTTGCGATTTTTGTAGAACTCCTTAGTAAGGTTTCCGTTCCATGTATTTATCGAGGTTAGACTTGACCTAATTTGCACAGGGTTAGGTGCGTCAACCATAAATACGAGCTTATTAGATTCCTTAAGTAGATCTATAAGATGCAAGGCTCCGTAGGCATAGTTTGCACTTAGACTAGTTAAAGGAGATATTCCGACTATTACAACATCGTAGTAATCAAGGTGTTCTGCTTCCCACGTAAGATCTGGCTCTATCATCACGACTTGATTACCTGATTGAGTAAGAACGTCCTTCAATAATCCAGCAAAAGATAGTGAGCGCTTGTTTGCATTCTCAGAAGTTTGAGAGGCAGACATGCCAGTGATAAGAACACGACTCATGCGGTAGTGCCGTCTGCGTTTAACTTAACGCCCTTGTCCTCGCGCAACGCGCGGTCAATAATGCGTTGGCAGTGATCCTTAAACTGGTCATACGTTCCCATGTAAGGGCGCAAAGCATCAGCCTGTGCCTTTGCTGCCGCAGCCAGTTCTGTATCAGACATCTTTTCAACATCAGCCATAGTTAACTTATACGCGTCACCTAACGGATCACCTTCACCCTTATCAGTTACAAGGATAGATCCAATGTGCGCTGCGTATAGAAAGCGACTACGCCACCAGCCTGAACCTGCGTGTGGATACGGTGGAGAAAGAATTCCCCAACGCGTGTTGTAATACTCAAGTACTTCCTGCTCTGTATCAAGACGCTTTCCGCCAAGTTTACGAATAAGTTTACGACTACCAATAATTTCAACTGGCCATTCTGGTTTCTTGCGACCTAACCATTCATCGTGTGGCATCAATGCGCCAAGCACCCAGGTACGATTTTTTTCTGCAGACGGAGTTACTGCTGCAAGTGTATCGTTAACCACTACACTAGGGTCTAGTGCCTCAATAGGACCGACTTCCTTTGGCATACGTTTACGAACACCTGTGCGGTCACCCCATGCATACATCGGACAAACTGGAACCATACCAGCTTCCCAACGACGATCTATCATGTCTGTTGCTGCCTGCACTAAACGCTTTTCATAAGGCTGAACGTTCTCGTCTGTGTCCATCATGTAGTAACGTTCAATGTAGCACTTTTTCGCCGCAACTGGATCTAACACGCGAACACGTTCTAACGCTGCCTCAATATCTGCACGACTAAAATACGTTGCGCCTTCTTCACCGCGATGCTCTGTACCAACAAGCAGATGCTTATAGAGCATTGCTGGCTTCTTTACCATAGCGCGAGCGCCATTAAACACAGTATTAAACTGCCAATCATCAAAAAATCCAACCGCAGGCAAGCCTGAGGATAAAGTATAAAGTGCGCCCATAGCGCCTTGTCGTCCATTAAGCGAGTTCAACGGAGCAAGGTTAACCCAAGCAACATCGTATGAAGACAAGTCCTCGCCTGGCGTTACCTTACGCCAGTCAACTTCATGACCAAGATCTTGTAACGCTTTTACAATTAAAGCAGGCACGTCAATCTTTTGTATGGTGCGTCGCTCTGTGTTAATCTGTAAAGCAGTAAAACCTGTCATTAAAATTTTCATACTACTCCTTAAATAATTGCTGGATCATTACCCATGCTTGCGCATGGATAATGATACCAGACAATCGTGATTAGAACGGTGCAGCTGGTGGTGCTGCTGGTGCTGGCATACTTACGGCCGCTGGGGCTTCAGCAACAGGCGCTGCGGGAGCTGGTGCGGGCGCAGGTGCTGGCGCAGGAGCAGGTGCTGGTGCTGCAGCAGCGACAGAAGGTGTAGTAGTACCTGTCGCGATGTAATACATCTTGATTTCGTTCTTCTTAGAACCATTCCATGTGCGAGAACCAACTTGCGCACGAAACGCGCGACCCTTAAGCGCGGATTCAATTTGTGCATTGCTTGGACTTGTTGAAAAGTACTCGCGTCCAAGACCAAGTGCTGTCATCTTACGGAAGAACATTCCAAGAGCAGCAGGGCTGTCTGGTGTTACAACTAGGTTGTCCCACACTAGACGCTTTGCATGAGCGCCAGATTGAACCTGTGCCTTGATTGCAAACATGGTCTTACCTGACTGTGCAACCTTTGCAGTTGCTTCTATAACTACGAGGTCGTAGTCACCATCTGGAAGTGGCTCATAGTTGCCACTAACATCTCCGACGTCCTTAACAAGGTCGCCCCAGTTTAGAGTTGACATATATCTCCTTGACTAATGCGCTGACCCGAGTGGTCAGGACGCTTTCTGTGTTGTTTTCTTTTCACCAAACACCATGTCTAACATGCGTTCGATTCCAAGATCTTGTTGTTCAACGACTTTTCCAAGTCGTCCTTGCACTCGCTCGCCAGCTTCGTAAGAATCTGTGCGTTCAACGTACATACGGCGTACTTTAAACGGAGCTTGTAGAGGATCTGGGTTTGCCTGTGTTTCCACAGTGATTGCTCCCAGAATGTCATAGAAGTACGGAGCCTGAATTGCAAGCTGCCCTTGAAGGTATGGACGACTTCTTCCATCCTTGTCCTGACGTGCCATTGCAGTAAGCACGACAGCTTCTAGTGGTTGTGTTGGGTGCATTGTAAGATCACGTAGATCTCGCAGTAGTGCGCCCATATGACGGAGCAACTCGCCCCATTGTTGCATCTTCATTTGTTCAGTACCAGCAATTGAGTCCATGCACTTCACTTGAAGTTCAGAGATCGAATCGATGATAAGAGACTTAAATTGATGCTTTCCAGTTTGTAGCCACTGGAATGTTTTAATAACAACATCGTAGTCACGAACATTAACTACGACAGTATCCCACGTTCCGTCTGCGACAGGTGGTTCCTCTCGCATTGGGTCCCAGTACTTAACCGTTATAGGTAGGAATCTATGTCCACCTTCAACGTCAAGCATGAGACGAGGATATGGTGCAGTTACGGCAAAGGTTGATTTACCAACCTTTGACTCACCATACACCATGATTGTAAGCGAACGTTGTACTTCGTTTGACATACGTCACTCACTTCCTTTCTTCTCTTCATTGTTATAGTACCCGTATGGATCGGCGACCACATACGCTTCACTAATTGCTTGTTCAGCGGCGCTTCCGTCGTCAAACATTGGACATATAGTGAAAAACTGGCATTTCCATTTGCAATCACGACTTGGTCGTGGATACGCGACAAACTGATGACTGCCTCCGTCATCTAAGGCTTGGCGCACGTTTAACATATCCATAAGTGTTCCATGTATACGTTGCCAAAAGTTTCTCAAGGCAAACACGTTATGGCGAACTTCCATCTGCTCATAAAAGGGTGGGCGAGCATTTGCGCTGCGCTTAACCTTCTTTAATAGTGTAAAGATTCCACCTTCAGAGCGTTCATCGCCTTTGTTCTGTGCTGTCTCTAACATCATGTATGTAAGAATTTGTTCGTTCATGTGAGCCATCGCCGCAAAGTCTGTAAATGACCCGCCGACAGTCTTGAAGTCACGGAACATGCGAACGCCGTCAGCCTTACGACGAACACGCATATCAATCTTGCCTTGTAAGATAACCTTGTTATCAAGTAGCGGCATTTCAATAATCTCTTCTGTAGAGATCATCTCAAGCTCGGCATCAATTCCATTTTCTTCAACCCACTGTAGATAACCTTCAAGCATGATTCTTCCAAGGTCTGCCTCTGAGTCAAGGTCGTATGAGTCACGTCCTTGCGCCTCAAGATCAAGTTTATCCTTTTCAATAAGTATAGTGTGTGCCTCAAGTAAAGGTATGTTCTTTGAGTAGTAGTCATCAAGCGCCTGGTGAATGCGTGATCCTAGTGCAAGTGCGCCTGTCTTTGAGTCTGTCTTTGGTTGTAAACGGCGATAATAGCTAAGCCACCACTTACGTCTACAGTCCTTAAATGTCTGTACCTCAGAATTAGATATTCGTATTGGTTGAGCTATTCCGCTCATAGATTACCTGCCTTGTCGTCTTTTAGTAGTGATAACAACTGAGTCTTATCGCGAACGATTTGCTCGAAATTATCAGCCTTGGTTTCAAGGACTTGAATTACACGTTCCTCGATAGTTCCTTCAGTTACATAGTCAGTAATCATGATTGAGTCATGAATCTCAGAACCGATACGGTGCACACGGTCTAGCGCCTGCTTGTGATCTACAAGTGACCAAGGGCGCTGTAGCATGATTAAACGACG